TGCCCTTGGAATGTGTCCGTGACATCATCTTCTGTTATTGTTGTGAACTGTCCCTTCAATAACCTTCCTATGAAACCAGATGACATCGCATTCATTGTTATTGATAATGATTCTGATAATATCTTTATTGATATTTTAACTGTTATTACACTATCCACTATTGATATACTCTCAGTTAAAATCCTTTTTGTTACTTTCAATGTTGTCATCGAGTCTGTTATGCCTATTGATTCTGTTAAGTAACGGATGGCTGAGAATACTCGTGATATTGAATCTGTTATAGTTATACTCTCAGAAAGGGTGAGATATGCAGTCCATGTTCTTGATAAGCTATCGGTTATGCCTACGCTTTCTGATAGCGTCATGTATGCGACCCACACTCTTGTTATCGAATCAGATATGGTTATGGATTCGGTTAGCATTCTCTGAGCAACCCATACATGACTCAATGAATCCGTTATGGATAACGATTCAGAGAATACCCTAACAATGGTCTTGATTGTGATTAGTGAATCTGAAACGGATATGCTCTCTGTGAATACTCTTTGTGCTGTCCACACCCGAAGTATGTTATCTGATATGGATATGCTTTCAGTTAGCATCCTCTCTGCTGTAAACACTTTTAAGAGTGAGTCAGAAACCGATATATCTTCTGAAACTATTTGTTGTATAAATATGGCACTTATCACTGAATCAGAAATGCTAACTGCCTCTGATAACATTCTCTGTGCTGTGAAGACTCTTGTTATGCTGTCAGCTACAGTAACGGATTCTGTCAACATTCTTTGTGCTACCCACACTTTTAATATCGAATCACTTATACCTACACTTTCAGTTAGTACTCTCTGTGATGTGAAAACCTTAAGAAGTGAATCAGATATACTTAGCGTTTCCGTAATCATTTTTGAGAATCCTCTTGAAGTTAATATAGAATCTGATACTGAAAATGATTCCGTGAATGAACGCTGTGCTGTCCATGTATGTGAAAGTGAATCAGATATGGTTATGGATTCGGTTGTTGTTTGAGTATATTCCTGACCGCCCTGAGGCACTCTACTATCGAAATCTGTTGTGCTTATATCCATTGGAATTGAATCTATTGAGTTTAAATCTTCACTCGTTTTAATTGTTGATGTGAACTGTCCTGATTGTAATAATGCATCATCATAATAATTATCTATCCAAGGCGTATTTGTTCCATCCCAAGAGATTCCTCCCGTGTAACCAACCGTGCTTGGAACTTCACTATCTTTGATTGTTGATGTGAACTGTCCTGATTGTAAATATAGTTTATTGGCTTGGTCGCCCGTCCAGGGCGTGTTTGTTCCGTCATAAGATATTCCTGATACATCATTATCAACACCACTAACATCCTCACTCGTTTTATTTGTAGATGTAAACTGTCCTGACATTAAATGTAGTTTATTTGATGCCAACCCTTCACAATTTGGTGTATTGTCTCTATCACAACTACCACCAGATATAAAAAAGTTCCATGTTGTTGCTTGGCTTGTCTTAATTGTAGATGTAAAAATTCCTGACTGTAGATACATTTTGGTAGCTTCATCACCTGCCCAAACAGTGTTTGTTCCGTCATAAGATATTCCTACTGTATCATCATCAACACTACTAACATCTTCACTGTCTTTGGTTGTTGAACTAAACTGTCCTGACATTAAATAAAGTTTATCAGCACTGCGGCCCGTCCAAGGAGTATCTGCCATTATTTCACCTCGTAGAGATTCCTAAATGCTCTCACAACCTCATTCAATTCCAAGTTAACAAAATGCATACATGGATAATCATAGTGTGCGAATATCTCAAACCCCTCATTCTTTGCTCTCTCACAGAAAGATATGTCATTCCCTTTATTCACAGTTCCATCTGGATTAAGCTTACGAACAAATGCTCCCTTCTGCATATTCTTATTTAGGAAAACCCTTTTGGATATTAGGAAACATCCCGTTCCTATTGCATCTACTTTCTGAAGACCCTTTCTCGGCCTATGCTCTTTATATGCTCCCTTCTCGGGAACATAGTCATATGCGTTCCAATAGAGGGGTCGTTCCCTTTTCTTCTTTCCAGTAAAGTGCCAAACAGGAGTCGGTAGCCCCATTATATCCCTGTCAAACTCTATCAGGTCTAATGGGTTGTTCGTGGGTGGGTTGTCTGCATCTATAGACAACCAAAAGTCATAATCACCTTCAACAAAGTCTTTGACTATATGGTGGAGATTGTTCTCAAATGGGTTGTGGGAAGGCAGTATTATCTTCAACATATGCCTTCTATCACCCAATAACCTCAGAAGTGTGAATACGACATGCTTATGGATGTATGGGTGGGCAGGCGAGGTTGGAATGGATACTAAGACTTTCTTTTTTCCTTCGCTACCCATTCCCATATCTGTAATTTTCATGCCTCATTTCACAATCTTGACATTTACAAGGCTCTTGAAATCAGCCCAAGTTTTCCTTTTATTCTTTGTTATCCCCGGGGTATTATCATTTGGGTCGAGTGCTTTTATTTGCTGTTCAGTTAGGGAAAGACCTAATGACTGCTTCATCTGAATACCCTGCAAAACCTTTTCATTAATCTTCTCATCTGGTTCATGTGCATGAGCTTTATTGTTGTAGAAATCCTCCAATTCAGATTCAGTAAGCTTGGTGCAGTCATCGGGGAAGGTTGTGGTTGCTTCTGTAACAAATACTTTTGGAACTATCAAAACGCCCCACTGCTGACCAAACGGACTGTCTACTGTTTCCTCTTTGTGTCCAGATGTCTTGTCGTAATGCCAACCAAGACCTTGAATATCCACATATTTAGACCAATCCATACCACTATCTTTGACTACCTGTAGCTGATTGAAGTCTGGATATTTGGCTTGTCCATTCTCCTTTATTCCAATCTTTACCTTTAATGGGACTAACTCCCTTGCCATTCATATCACCTCTAAGATAGTGAACCAACCCATGTTATTTGGAGAGAATCGCTTGCACCCTTCTGTATGACACCGAATATCTGCCTTGCGAACAACTGTCCATCCACACCAGAGTTGAATAACCCTGCCTCGAATATGCTTCCAGTTCCAGTTCCGGCAGCGAATGTCTCAGTGACCTCAAACGCTTTTGCATCATCCGTGTAGCTGTAATCTCCCTGTGCCCTTGCAGCCTCAGAACCAAGTGCAGTATCACCTACTGCTGCTGCTATGGAACCAGAACCTATAGCCACGAAGTTGAAAGCATCTGAACCAGTGTCAGTTGAAAACCCTCTCTGAATCAATCCATTGAATCCTGCATTTGTTACGGTCATAATCCAACCTCCCTTATATCCTTTATATTTCCATCCTTATCCCTAAGAACGGCTGTCATCTTCCCACCGAAGCTAACATTGAAGGCGTTGCCTTTTGGTATGCTATCTTCGGCCTTTCTTATCTTATCTTTAAGCATATTATCACAATTCCGTATCAGATACATTCAATGTATCTGAGTTTACTTTTTGTCCGAGCATATTTAACTGTCTATTTACTCTCGATTCAAGCACAGTCATCTGTTGTGTTAGACCTCCAATCTCAGTCTTCTTGTCTATCTTAGTTCTCCCAAGATTGTAACTCACCCCGACATTGGACATATATTGTAATGCATATAGCGTAGACATATCCGTTATGACAGGATGAAACTTGCTTCCTATATCTGTTAGTGTTATACTTTGACCTGTAAAGGATTCTATGGATTGGGCAGAGTCCTCGACATACTCTACGAGAACCGCACTGCCCAAATCCGTTGAAATATCCTTTATTCGGTTGCTTACTCTGTTCGCTATCTCCCACTTCGTAGTCATGTTTCTCCTTATATCAGGGAACCAGTGCCGTTCAGCAACACAGCATAGCTTCCAACAGAGCTTGGTCCCATGAACCCAACAACTGCTTGGGTTCCAACACCGCTTGTTGCAAGACCAATCACTATATCTTCTGCTACACCTTCCCAAATATGCCATTGACTTCCAGTGGATGTCTTCGCTATAGCCATTCAATCACCTTATCCAAATGCAATCCAAATGAAGCTTCCAGTCGAAGTTCCGCTTCCAACCGCTATGAAACTGCCTGCCGTAACTGAACCAGTCCCCATGTAGAGGAAATCTGAATCTATAGGTTCATTCGTGGGACAAGCAACTACACTCGGTGAAGATGTGTATGTTTCAGCGAAAGATACCCACCTTGAACCACTTGATAGGACATTTGTTCCTGCATCAGTATGAACCTGTTTGGCTGCCGTTATTGCATCATCAGCTATCTCATCAGTTCCTATCTCAGTAGCACCAACCTGTGTAGTAGCACCACTTATCAAAGCTGCTTGGACACTACCTGTTGCGGTGAGGTCGACTGTTCTGAGTTCCCCGCTTGCCAATCCGTCTAATAGATTTGTCATCCTTATCACTCCTTAAATATTAAAGGAGGGGTTGCCCCCACCTTAAGTTGTTATGATTTGATACATTGCGTCTGGCCTCAGGTATCGTGCCTTCCACCTTGCGGTAAGAACCACACCAGAGATGTCCCTCGTAGCATCGTTGTATCTCTCTATGGTTATTGGCCTTTTCTCAGCAAGACAAAGTGCGTGATTCCTGTCTATCACATATGCGTAACTTGCTGTGATGACATTAGTCACCCAAACATTCATGCCAAAGATAGTTCCTATCAATGACTTCGTTGGGTCACTCACACCTGATTTATCTGCCTCAACGAATGTGTCGATGTTCCTTATGTCGTTTGCCTGTTCAACACTCACGATGAAATCAGTGGCTTTGTAGTTGTCGTTCTCGAGTGAAGCCATAGCAGTCGTTATGTCGCTTATGGTAACTGCCGTTCCACCAGTTGTTGACTTAGCACTCCTCGAAGCACCATTGTCATCCGTTGTTAATGCTGCACCAGTAGCAAGTTCATCAAGAATGAGAGAATCAAGCTTCTCAGCCATCCTTGCTCCTGCCTCTTCGATATTCGTCTGTATCATGTCCCACTGTCCGTCCTCAAGCATTTCCTTCGTAACGACTGGTCGAACACCATACTTGACAGGCTTCATGTTGAAGGTGCTGAACTCTGCCAAGTCGATTGGCACTTCTGCTCCCTCACTCACGGTGTGAACTGCCGATGAATCCCTGTTCGTGGTCACAACATCTATGGAAGAACCCTTTATAGTCTCTGGACCCATCCTAAGAGCCAAGAGTTGTGTTCCTATAAGCTTCTTCCTAACTGCTGCTATTAAAGTAGAATACAGCGTTTCTGGTATAAGTTCAGTTTCAGTGTCTCTTGTCATAATCTCTGATAGTCTTTTCATATTAATCACCTTATGCTCCTCCACAGGCGTTTAACATAACAAACACCTTCTCTCCTGATTCTGCATCGTTCAAAGCAGTTCCAACTGGATTAGCTGAACCCACCTCAATACAATCCACAGGCTTAACACTTTCAGGAACATTTTCATCTGCTCCTGCCATAACAGCGTTTCCTGCAACGCAAGTTCCGAGTGCAGTTACCTTGAAAAGACCCCTTGTTGCGACAGTGACCTTTTCTCCTGAAGCTGCATTGTTCGTTGCTATTCCTACAGCTACCTTTTCGTCACCTGAAGCATTTGCAAGCAAAACATCAAGCACCTGGTCAGGTCGCTTTGTTCCGGCTGCCATACTTGACATTGCCTTCACAAATTGTCCGCCTGATACTGCCTCCTGTGCCCCGGCTGTGAAGTTACCCCACTGGTCCGAATATTGTTCTAATGTTGGCATTTAATCACCTCAGTATAGAATCTCCTCAGAGTAAATGTCTATGTGACCCGGATAACCCTTTGATTTCTCTGTTATTATCCTCGTCTTTGATTCGCTTTTCTCAGTCACGACACCCCTGCTCTGAGGCTTCTCCTTAATTTCTTTAACTTCTTTTGCAAGCTCTGATACAATCTTTGTCTGTTCATCGAGCTTTTCAAAAACCTTATCAATCAAAGAAGAATCTTCTTTCTCCTCAACAGGAGCCTTTACTGTCTCTTCCTTCTTCTCTTCCTTTGGCTCCTCTATCGGCTCTTCCTGTTTTGGTGACTCTTCTTCTTCTTGAACCTTTATCTCTTCCTTAGTCATGTCATCACCTTTGATTGTTTTAGGACTTTCCTGCAATGCAGCATCAAACGCCTCTGCAATACCCACATTTGCATCGGGCATACCGGGATGTTTGACGAAATCCATTCCAAGAATATCCAAGTTCTTAGCAAAGACTGTTTCCTCTTCCTTTACTAAATCAGCCATTGCCTCTATTGAAACAAACGGCATCAGTCCTTTATCGAGCATATCCGTCATGTATGGATGTTTCTGTGTGTTGAAGGCTACGCCCTTAAACCCGATACCATTATCCTCAAATGTAGGTGTCCACTTACCCACATTATCTGTCACATCCTCACTGTGATTAAGCCCTATGAGAAGTTCCTTGCCTCTGATAAACTCCTTCCCACTAAACTTAGCACCCTGTATGTTCTCTAATGTGTATGTGTAACCATTCCTACTTTCCTGTGCGGGGAGAGCCATACCCTTTATCTTCCTTTGATTATCGTTGTTCTGTATGCTCTCTACCACCGTGATTGGTGACTTCAATCTGAAATTAACATTCTCAACCACAGTTGGCTCAGAATGTTGTTTCTCACTTTCAGTTTCTTGTTTTGGCATGTTTTCACCTCATGTCCTGTCTTCGGTTTGTTGTTTCCAAGAGTCCCTTTTGTTTACGACTCGACTAACAACATCGAAGTTCTTTTTTACCCTTGTGTTCCTTGTGTTATTATAATTCTTCCTTGCGTATATCGTATGGTCAAATACCTTTCTTTTGTCAACCCCCTGTTCGACAAAATCGGTTATGTGACCAGGAAGAAGGATGTCTTTACCATCGTCTTTCCTGAACCTTTTTCCATATGCGTTGACCTCTCGGTCTTCCCTTCTCCCCATCACTGTTTTTAATGATTTCATGTGACTCCTATTTATCTCTATATTTCCACTCCATCCATGCTTTGATGTATTCTGATTGGTTATCAAACTCCTTTTCCTTAGGCTCTTCTTTTGGAGGCTTTCCTGGTGGCTCTCCGGGCTTTTGGAATGGCATGGGTTCTTTCTCCCCACCCATAGCATTTAAATCGTCAATAAACGAACCCCAACCAACTATCTTCAATGCAAGCTCTAATGGACAGTTCCCTGCTATTAGATTCTTCACCATTTCCGCTTTTTTGGATTCTGTCTCGAAACTTGGCTCTGCCCATGCGATTCTCACTTTGTCTTCCCCCTCAGACACTCCACTTATCTTGGGGAATATCAAATCCTCGGCATATGTCGTTACAACCTTTCTTATCGCCTTAACCCTTCTGTCAAACGCCTGTAGTTCGACATCTGCCGTAGCTTTGTTCGATGATTCGCCTCCACGCACAAATATCTCAGGAACCTGAAACGCAGCTATCAGTTGGTTCTCAAGGTGCTTGAGGATACCATCAGGCTGTATCATCCTCAAATCTGTAGCGATTGTCTTAGCCTCTACACCCCACGATGTTATGAGGTCCCCACCCGCTTCCCTATCGCCAAGATTACCCTTGAAATTAGAAATCTGCTCTGTTGTCCCCGGACTATCCTGTGAACCCACTATCCAATGTATTATTGGATTTGCGTGTCGGTTTATGACCCCTCCCATATCTTCTTGAAAATTGAGTAGTTTTGTGAGGGTTGACACGGCATTTCTGTAATCTGAAATGCCATAGAACCCGCCATCAAGTCCCGATTCAACATTCCACTTGAAATGGACTATCTCATCGGGTTTGAAGTCTATCGCTTCTGATTCCCCCGCAATCTTCTGTTTGTATCCAAGAATAGTTCCGTTATCACCCGTTTTGGTGCTAACCACAACAAACATCTTGTCAACAGGAAGGAATTTCATGTTTTCCAAGTCATTTATCTCTAAATAGGCATTTCCATATATCTGCATCTGTAACATGGCGTTTTGTAGTGTCAACATAAAATTAGTGTCATCAATCCAATCCTCAATTTTCTTGACAGCTTCCTTTCCACCCTCAAGCTCATATCCCGACTGTATGGCAAAATTAGATGTATGGTCTACAGCAATCTTCCCCACAGGTATGCTCCTGTAGATGTCTTGGTAGAGCTTGAATTGGTTATCGGGATGTGGAACGGACATCTCACCATCTTTGTCGTCCCAACTCGGCATCTTGGGAAGAACCTTCCCTTTTGCCTCTACAATATGATTTAATGGCTTTTCATTCAATGGTCTAAAAGCGACATAAAATGGTTTTTCATGCTTAATTTGCGTTCTGTTTAGAACTACACTTGGAAGAGCCATTATATTGATTAACCGCTAACCACTATATAAACTTATTTTTATAGCGGGTCATCACCATCCATTCCATGACAAAGTAGCCACCATCTGCAATCATATCCTTCGCCATTTATGCAACAGTCTTTGCAGATGTATATTCCTTTCACTTCACAGAGCTTCGTCTTGGTTTTCCTCTTACAGATTTCGCATTTCATTTCTTACGATTCCTGTTTATGCTCTTGAGTGACTTGTAACCAACACAGTCAGTGTCGAATCCATCACACTCGGGAGTAGTGCATTTATAGAGTGGGTGGTCTTTCCTCCAATGTTTGTATCCGTCAAATGTCGTATTCTTATATCCGGCATCGTAGAGATAAAACAAATCCTTCCATAAGCACAAATCATCTATCTTGTTCATACACTATCCTCGCTAATATAGCGTAAACCGCTATATCGTTCAAAGTGTCCTCTATCTTCTCATCTTTGACCTTTAGAGTGCCCTGTTCGCAGAATGAAGCCAATCTGCTGATTTTATCAGTCAAACGGACAACTATCCCGATTAGAGGGTCAACCCCAAAGGATTTGCAGGCAACCAAGTTCGATACATAGTCTTTTGCTGCATAATCGTGGTTCTTTGCCTTATGTAGCTGGAAATGCTCTTTTTGAATCTCCTGAAACCGTTTTATCCCGTCTTCAGTGTTCATTCAACTCCTCCTTGAAATATCGCTTCATTATTGTCTTGGTTTCCTTATCAACCAACTTCTCTATCTTGTTTTCGCTGAATGTGTCCAAATCTCCCCTCAGATAATGGACAGCGTGTATTATCTCATGCACAACTGTCTCTCTCTTTATACTGAGGGGTTTGTCCTTGTTTATATAGAGCTTTCTCTTGTAGTCGTCCGCAAGACCCATATATTCAGCACCATTCTCCATTAGTGGCTCAAGAGGGAATTCCACATGCTCAAGGTTGTAATGGGTCAATGCATTTATCATGTCGCTAATCTTTATCATATTCCTCCAAACTCACTTCACCACAGATGTCGCACACATAGACATGGAAATCGTCATTCTTGAATGTCTCATACATATTTGGTGTGTGACACTGATAACACTCCCTTATTTCCTTCCCATCAAGCAATTTGTCTATCGTTCTGTCTGTCATGCCGAATTCCTTGAACTTTCCGAGCATGATGTCTATTCCTTTGCTTACATCCATTATCATATCATGCATAGTGTCCAAATACTTCATATGCTCAACTCCTGTAGTTTTTAATGGTCTTCCTGAAGCCTTCACCCTTTTCGGTCATCGCAACCTTCGGTTGTATGTATCTGGTGTTGAATTCGTCTATGATTCCGTCCTGAAAGTCGAATTCCACTTCATACAGCCCATTAGGTCCAGTTAGACCCCTTCTTATGCAATATTCGTTGTCTCCATCCTGAAAGCTCCCTGGTTGGAGGACTTCTATCCCGTGGTCCTTGCTTTGATACTTCGTGTGGTAGTGACCGACCAGGAGTATTTCAGGCATTTCCCTAATATCCCTTTTTTCGCTTCCACCGAACAAATCCCTCAGGTAAACCTGTGTGGGATAGCTCCTTGCGTATGTTCTACCACTTCCACCATGCAAAAGGCGTATCTTAATCCCCTTGTAGACTACATCTGCCCTGAGGTCGCCCAAATTCTTGAAATTGTCCGCTTTTGCCTCAAGAATGGAAAGTGGCTTGGAACCATCTAATTTGGTGAAAGAATAATCATGGTTTCCTGCAATTCCCCAAAATTC